CTCTCTTACGACTCTATTCCACTTCCGAGTATAAGCTTGACAGAGGAAAGGGACTCTGCACTCTTGCGAGTTACTTATGTTCCTTCCTACTGTATCACATGTTCAATTTAAGTCCATGCTCCTTTACTTCATCTATGTTTCTAAGATTAATAATATTGTATTTTCTAACAGTTTTATTAACTTCTGCTAGTAGATTAAAACCAGAACTATCACCATAAGCACCGAACACATGCATGTCTGATACCCATATTCTTCTAGCTGGTTGTGTGCCTAGCCATTCTAAAGCTGGACCATCTACAACATTACCGTAACCTGAATGTGTATCTAAATACTTTTCACTTACACGCTTACCATTTTTAGCAATGATACGTAAGTTACCTGTAACACCTGTACCATTGTACATAGCAATAGTAACTGCAGGTAATAGTTGCATAATTTCTAAGATATCTTCACCATCAAATGACATAGAACCAGATGCATCAATAAGTATTGTGCCACCTAGTTGTGTCATCTTTTGTTTGAATATCTTTTTATCTACACAGTATCTGTTAATGTATTTAGGATTGTAACCAAAGTCAGCTGGTCTATATGCTCTACCACCTTTAAGTCTACCTTGCAGGTTAACAGTTAATGGAGGTTGATGTATAAACATTTCACCCCATTTACCTATACCTTGAGTACTTTGATACAACATGTCAGCCAAATCATTTCTAGTACGTTGTTCTAAAGAACCACCGCCTAGCTCATTAGATTCCTCTGACTTACCTTCACTTTCACTCATACCAGGTGCGGTATTAGGTTTTGGTTTAGGTTTGTATATTTCATCTTGTGTAGGTGCATCCCTGAACATGTCAAGTATTGCACTTAATGGTTCTGCATACTTTTGTACTTTACGATAGCTAATAGTTTGACCATGGCCATGATTAGTTATATTTTGATAGTACATCATAATAACTTTTTGTGCATAATGAATTTGGTTTTTACGATATTCAGTAACAGTATCATCATTATGAATCATGTTCATAGCTGATGACATAACAACCCATTCATCATTGTATTTGTAACTAGCATATCTACGGTTAGCATCATTGTCTGGTACTCTCCACCTACTAGCTAGACCCATAAGTATTATTTCTGCAATACCTGATTCATAAACTAGTTTGTTAGCTTTCTGTTGTATCATATCTAAACACTGTGAAGGTTCAGATAATGCAAGCTTGTTCTCGTATAAAAGATGGTTAATTCTAACTTCTTCTAGTACATGAACAGCCTCTGCACGTACACCAGGTTTTAGCTTACCCATAGTTTTAGGACTCCACTTGGCATGACCAAGTTCATGTCTACGTATCATACGACTATGGTTGATACCACATTCCTCACACTCTCTGTCGAGTGGGACTGTCATTTGTCTGTTGAGATTATCTGTAGAACCTTCGGGACTGTTGTTAACAGTACCTACTACTTCCCATTTCTCACCAGTAACAATCTCTGGATACGGATAAGCTTTACTGTTAGGCACGAGCTAATGTAACAGCATCTATAAGCTCTTCTGCTTTGTCTGCAAAGATTAGCTTGGCTGCTATTTCAGGTGTGAAACCTTTCTCTTGTAGTGCAAAGAACTCTGTCCATGCACGTACTGAGATACGTTCCTCATCATCTTCTACTAATGTTGTGTCATTGATAACACCATGCCACTCATCTGGAAATTTTTCCATGGCTTTAGGGTGTATTGTGTCAACATATATTTTTACAGGAAATCTGTCTTTCAAAGCCAAAGGTAATGACTCTGGTGGACTGTTAGTTGTAGCTACGACTTGAAAGCCTTCAGCTGGTTTAACTGTCTCCTTTGTATCGTTATTCAATGTCAACATAGCTATATCTTGGTCATCAAGAATAGCGTGTAGGAATGTCATAGCATCTGGTGATGCATGGTCTATCTCATTGATAACCAATCTACCACCGTTACGCCATGCTTGAATAGCAATACCGTCATGCCATTCAAATCCACCATCTTTAGCTGGTTTGTAAAAACCTTCTAAGTTGGCTGCTGCTGTATCTTCTGTCATAGTGATTTGGTAAACAACTTCGTCACCATTTGTATCGTATGGTGCATTTTGCTTAACTGCACTATATGTTTTACCTGTACCTGGAGGACCGAAGAGTAAAACTCTACGACTTCTACCTAGTACTTTTTCTATTAGTTCCCAACAATTTTCATTGCTCATAGTATCTCCTTATTTATAGGGATGTATCGACAGTAAATGTCAATAACATCATTTTTATTTTTTCTTTGTTGTATTTCAAACTTACCTTTGTCACGTAAGTGTGAAATGTTTGCTTGAGTCATGGACTCAATATTTGCTTTAACGCCACTAATCCACTTATCTTTTTCACCGATAATGAACCATTCGTTTGGATTAGCTAGAAGTACTCTAACTTTATCATCCGTTAACAGCGTAGGTTGTTTACCTTTTCTGTATTGGTTTGGTTCTGGTGGAATAGCTGGACGCATACCGTTAGGCATCATCTGTTATCTCCTTTAGATAATCGTCTACTTCATCTCCAATGTTAGCTACGCTATGCATAGCATTTTCTAGAACTTGGGATTGCAGTAGTTCTTCATCGTCTGCTAGATTGATTTGAATACTTGTTGGAGTCATAATCATCCAATCAGTAAACAAACCAATATCTATTGCTTCATCACGTATTTTATGTAGCTCATCTATCGTAACAGAATCTACATTCCGTAATCTAGGATGAGTTGTAACGTAATCAGTCATTTCCTCTGCACGTTGCAGATTTACAATTTCCATACCTTTGTTTAAAGCATTGGCAATATTATCTGACCATACTTCAACACGATATACCATTGTGACTGGTTTTTCTCCAATACGTAATGCCTTTTTATCATTAGTTGTGTCATTAGGATTGTATACAGCTGTATAGTTGTATAACTTTTGTTCCTGTTTTGACGCACCTAAATGCATTAGATGTTCTTTCATAGATATCCTTTCATAGTTAATAAACGCGAATGTCGTTCACGGAGATACGACAGACGCGGATGCTTGTAAGCACCTCACAGTCCAGATTTGGGCATGAAACAAACAATACTTTCGTATATATTGCATCTGAACTGTAAGCTACGTACATATAGATAGCTTGTAACACACCCCGAAACTTATCCAATAGGTTCGTTTACTGTTTCCTTAGGAAACGACCACAAACTAATTTCCATTCAATAACTATCCTGCGCATAGTTTGTGTTTCGGTCAATGTGCTACAAGCTACCTACAATATGGTCTAACGGAGAGAACTATGAAAACTCTCATTGTAAGTAGCGGAGTATTTATTCTAGTATGCTTGAATATTTAGATATACTAAATATTCTTGGTTCATGCGAAGTAAACGTAATGTAATCATTACCAATATCGTTTACCATTGCATCAATCTGTTTAATAGCTTCATCCATATCAACGTCTCCATTGAATGTAAAGTCAACAGATAAAACATTTTCATTTCTTCTAGCATTACTATCTACATATTTGTACGTCATTCTTCCTCCTTCATAAGCCAGAAAGCCTCTATCTCTCCAGCACAATTTTCACAGTAAGTGTTACCTGAAATATAAGCACCACCATTATGTGTGTGATGCCATTTATCACAGTTATAACATTGCAGCCAACCACCCATTATCTATTAAATTCTTTCATTATGTTTTTAAATGAACTTACATGTTCTTGTTCTACCATACCAAAGTTTTCTATTGGATAATCTGTTCGGTGTGATTCGGGTAAGTCATACTCAAACTCATCACGATACATATTAACTATTTCTAATTTGTATGTTTCTGCTATGTGTTGCAATAATAAAAATGGTTCACCCCATGCAGATTCAAACCATACATTGAGTGTTTTATCATTTACTCTGTCAATAATAGTTTCACAGTCACCCCATTTAGTACCCCAGTTTAGATACTGCCAATCAATAGAGTTAGTACAACTATATTTTTCTCTTAAGTCATCAAGTTGCATATCCATTACTGGACGTCTAGTACCGTCAGCATCTTCATACCAATTACTATATCTAACATCATCAATAGTAATTGCACCGCTATGCATACCGTCAAAATCTTTTGGGGTAGGCATTGTATTAGTTAACGCTACAATATCATCGTCTACTGTAATGACATCAACAAGTTCATCTATACTATTTTTATCTCCTGTAATTACTACATTATTTCTACACCAGTTAGGCATTATTCCTCCTCTTCTGCAATAAATTGAATAGTAATTTCGTTACCATTTTCTTCTACAAGTAACCAATCTTTTTGCAATGTATCAAATACTGCAAATAAATCTTCTTTTGTCATAGCCATTATTCCTCCTCATATTTGTTTGCTATTTCATTAATCTCCATCATAAATGTTTTATAATCATCTGTTACGCCTGGTTCATTGTTTACATATTGAGTAAAACCATCACGAATCATGTCATTACCTAACATATTTGCTAAAGATGTCTTTAGAAATTCTGGATTGTCTTTTATAATTTCATCTTGCATTGTAAATACAATTGTAGTTAAAGCTACAAACCTCATTTCTAATTTTTGTACTTCATCATTTAATTTATCTAATGATATTTTCATAGTTTCCTTTCGTCATTAATTGTTTATATAGTTTTTAAGCAGCGAATGTATCTGCCAAGGGGAGACAGATACAGACGCGTTTCTTTTAATTAAAAGTCAGCATCATCAAAGATAAACTTTGACGCTGTAATGTTTAATACATCTAGGTCATTAGCTATCTTTGAATCAACTAATCCTTCATGATATGCAGTTACTGCATTCTCAATCATTTTGTTTAATTGATTTATTTCGGCTGCATTTAATATGGGTTTAATCACATCTAATGCATTCTTAATATCTACGATATTATCCATAGTATTCCTTTCATAGTTAGTTTAAGTATACTAGATACTTAATTTAGTTTGTTCGTAATATACATCCTCAATAATACTTTCTTCGTATTCAGCATGTTCAGTCTTAGTTACACCAAGTCTGTGATATTTCCAAATGTTTTCGCCATGTGATACTAATTTAACTCCACAACTGTTATGTACGTATAAAGGATATTTCTTTTTACCTATATACCAGTAACGGTCACTTGTATTTTCAATATCTTGTTCACAATAGCCACAAATTACACCTACCATAGTATTCCTTTCTCGTCATCAAATGTCTATATAGTTCTACTTATAAAAAAAACAGTAGTCTGGCACATTGAGTACCAGACATACTGTATATATAAATTAGGCTTTTTGAGCCTCAAGAAGTAGATTTTGTCCACAAGGCTTGCATAAGTTTCTATACCAGAACTCATAGTTCTTGTAACTATCCCCTTCTTTCTTAGAGCGTTGCTCACGAAAGTTAAAGCCAAGTTTCACTTGTCTATCACCCTCATGATTATCCGCATTACAAGTAAATGTTTTACTATCTACTTGTGTTTCAGTCGCAGTATCTTTAGCTTCCTCTGTTTCTACTGCAGTATCAACAGTCATAATTTCATCTAGTTCCATTATATCTCCAATCAATTTATAGATAAAAGAAAGAGACGGAGTGTCCCCTCCGCAGGTACAGGGGACATGTAGGACAATCAGAGGGTGAAGGGGATAGCAGATGTACGGTAGTAATATGTACCTTGATATCACTATTGGACTTATTACTAGGTGTATATATATCTATGACTTACATACAGTATCAAGGCACATCATTAAACTACCATACCTCTGTATTTAAATTTATATATAGTAATATGTAGGACATTTATGTCTATACAGATACAGAAGACTTACTCTGTACAGATAATTATGTATCTACTAGCTATGAATAACTGTATCTGTATAGTCATATGACCTACATATGTCAATCTAGATGTTCTTCTATACATACGTAAGTCTAGAAATATATTCTGGTAATTTTATACAGTAAAAACCCAGTCAGTATAAGGCATTTGGACGTGAGCGGGCATTAGTGTTATTGGAAGCTAATCAAACAGTTTCTAATGTCCTTGGGTACTGCCTTTGTCTTTCTAGTGTACTGTCTCGCCAGTCAGCAGCTTTCTGCATCCCGATTGCAACTTCACCTGTAACAAATTACTTGTGTTTGATGTTTGTAATTAACAGGACTATACCATATAATTAGCACTACGCAAACATCTACAGGAAGATAGTTTTTTATGGTCGAATCATCACATAATGTAATCTGTATAGCAGAGGGCTGTAGGAAAAGATTAACAGGTAAAAAACGTAAATTCTGTTCCCCTAAGTGCCAAAAGAGACAGTTTGCAAGAGATTCAAGACATAACAAGAAAGCTGAACAAAAACCTATTAATATAGAACGTAAGTCTGACGAGGGCGATTACGCTTCAGTTAGACGAGGACAGCATTACCGAGCTTTCGTAAGTGAGGGAATAGCTGACCAGGTTGCAACAGGCGACATAACGGTAGCCAACGCGGCTTCCCTCCTTGGTTGCACTTCAGCTACCGTTAGTCGCATGCTCGCTGCCTACAAGATAGACAGTAGAAATGCTATAGCTGCAGAAGATTGGGAACTCTCCGAAGATGCTAAGGGTGCATTAGAAAATTTTTCTAACTTCCGACAACGCTATTTTCGAACCGAGCTAGGTAAGAAGTATGAAACCGCTCCATTCCATATAAACTGGATAAATAACATTATTGATAGTATAGAAAACGGTAAAGAGTTATTAATACTGTCACCCCCTCGACATGGAAAGACTGAACTGTTAATACATTTTGCTGTATATCAAATATGCAAGAACCCCAATACACGTATTATGTGGGTAGGTGGAAACGAAGATATAGCTAAAAACGCATTATCTGCTGTACTTGACGTACTAGATACTAATGAAGAACTTAGAGAGGACTTTTGTCCACCAGGTGCATCTTTTAAGCCAGATAACAGGTCAGGTAAAAACTGGTCACAGAATCAATTTACTGTAGGTACACGTACTGTTGCAGGTATTAAATCACCAACAATGGTAGCTGTAGGTAAAGGTGGAAAGATTTTATCTCGTGACTGCGATATTATTATTGCTGACGACATTGAGGACCACCAAACTACACAACAACCAGGTGCTAGGGAAAGTACTAGACAATGGTGGACTACAACATTATCTAGTCGTAAAGAGGAACATACAGCTGTAGTTGTAATTGGTTCAAGACAGCACCCTGATGATTTATATAATCATTTACTAGCTGCAGATAACTTTACCAGTATTGTAGAAACAGCACACGCTATAGATTGTGCAATACCAGAACATGAAGAAGAAAATCACACAGACTGTATGTTATGGGCAAGTAAACGTTCTTACAAATGGTTAATGTCTAGGTTGCACTCTGCTGAATCTACAGGTGGTA